CAGCCGAAGCTGTATCTTTCTCGAGCTTTGTATCTAACGTTACCAGTATCAAAATCGCCTTCCATAGCGGTTTTGATTGGTGCTCTAACAAAGTGTTTTAGTCCATTTGGTACATCTGTTTTAAGGAACCAAGCATCTGTATCAGTTAAGTAATGATTAACCACATAACCTTGTGGAACCATTCCCATAGATACAACTGCATTGATATCATTATCAGCTGTTCCAACTCTACCGACAGATTTTAACAATCTTTCAGCAGTAAACTGTAGCGCCGAAGGAACAATCATTTTTCTTCCTTGAGCCGCAATTTTTAAACCTCGTTCATCAGTTAGCGCAGCAATGTCAATCATTGCTTGCTCTAATGAAGTTTCGTTTAAGTCTGCTGCAGTAGTTAGTTCATTTTGTTCTGTACCAGACACAATTACGTGTGCTGTTGAACAAAGTTCTAAACCATCTCCACCAGTGTATGAACTGTTGAACGCTCTGTTGAGAACGTTTGCTGCTTTAACTTGTTTAGCATTAGCCATTGAACGTGCTAGTGCTTTTGTATAACGAGATGAAATTCTGTCATACAAGTTGTCCTCAACCGCTTCTTCAGTGATTGCGAACGCTAAAGCAATTGTTTCATGCGTATAACGAGCAGTGAAGGTTTCATTAGCGCTGTCAAAAACAACCCCTTGTCCTTCTGCTTTTACTTGAGCATTTGCGAATCCAGATAACATAACTTCTTCTTCAAAAGCTCTGTCTGAATTTTCTGTATCGAAAATTTGCGCGTGTTCGTTAGCGTAGTTTTTGTACTCCAGGCCGAATAGTGCATTCAATCCTGGCTCTAGTTCTTTAACTAGTTGTGATCGTGATATTGCCATAATTATATACTCCTATACTCCTGTTGTTAGTTTAAAGATATGAAGACCAGTAGCGAAAACGCAATAAGCGTTAGCGTTAGCTGAACTTGTATCGCTGTTATCAGGATCTGTTGAAATACCAATTTGCTTAAAGTTTCCACTACCGTCCCCTTCAGTTGAAGAGTCAAGTTCAGATGAAGACAGTCCAGTTGTTGTACTTCCACTAGTACCGACAAAGTCGATATCGTCGAAATTCATCGCCTGAGTTCCTGTTTCATCATGTTGAGCTTCCATCACAATATTGGGGTCCGTATACACGGTCGCTTTCAAATCTGCAGCAGCTGTGCTTGCAGGATAATAGTTCGACCAAGTTGGTTTACTTGTTGTCGGGTCTGTATAAAAAACACCACCGAAAACGCCTACTGTTGCGACGTCTCCAACTGATGCTATTTCTATACTACCCGCTGTTACCGCTTCCTCTACTGAATTGTTGTAAATAGCCGTATTGTAATTATTAGCGATAGGGATTTCCTCAGCACGGATTTGTCCGCCTGTTAGGTGCCTTGTAGGTCTAAACCCAAAGGCAGCATCTTTATTTGCCATATTTGTTTCCTTTTGTAGACTACTATCCGCAGTCTACGGTTAATTTAAATTCGTTGGGTAAGAATCGCTAATAAATTAGTCTTTCTTAGTACCACCGAAGGTTACACGGGACTGCCTTTCAGCATTGATCGGCATTCCTGGGTGCTGTTCCTTCATAAGATCGCTTTCAATCGCGTCGTCTTTATCTTGAGTAATTTTTCTAAAATACTCATCGCGCGCTTTGACGATCTCTTCTGGTATCCTTGCCAGCAATAGGCCACCAACTCCGATTACCCCTTTGTATTTGCCTTCCGTCATCACTGGATATTCAGATCCAGGAAATTCATCAGCTCTTACAAGCTCGTATCCTGATCTTAATCGGCCGGCTATGTTCTTTGTATCTGTAAAGCCCATAGTTTCAGCTCTTATCCACCTGTGATGAAATCCTGCAGGCGCAGGGGGTGCATCTAAAGATGATGGGGGAGTCCAAACTGCTTTACGTTTTGTTTGTTCTCTAGTTTGACTCGCACGGGAAGTTTTAATTTTTTCGGTACTCATATGCTTATACCTCCTTCATGATTTTTAATTGTTTCGCATATTCTTCAAGTGGCACACCTAATTTTTTGGCGATTGCAACTTCAGATGATGTGAGCCTGATAGTTTTGCGACTAGGATTTACACTTCGCTTCGCCGAAGCTACTGTTTGTGTTAGTTTAGTCGATTCCTGTAAATCAGTCTTACAAAATTTATGCGGGAAGTCAAGCTGCATTCGTTTATTTATTTCAGCATAGTATTCATCTGAATTAGGATCGAAGCCCTCTTCTTCCGTTAGTTTTTTATGATAGCCAAAAGCCGTATAGGTCATAGCATTGTCTTTCCCGAACCATGCATTCTTTTCAGCCCATGCTTCAGCTCTTGGATCTGGTGGTGGAGTTCTTCCGACAGTATCCTGTAAAGTAGGTGTTCTTACTTCCTTTTCTTTATCCTGAGACTGTCTGTCTTTTAAAGCGTTTAACCGAACTTCTTCAATACCGAGTTGTGCAATTGACTTTTGTGCATCCACTTCAGCATTAATGTCGCCAGCTTCTCTTGCCGTAGTAAGTTTCGCTTTAGCTGCTTCCATTCCAGCGGTTACCCTGTTTTCAAGAGCTTTCACATAATTAGGCTCTAATTTTGAAAACTTGGTTTTTAATTGAGAATGCTCGTATTGAACGCCTTTGGCATAATCCAAAGCGGCTTCTTTTTGTCGCTCTGCTTCACGCCATTTCTTCGATAGCTTGGCAATTATTTTTTGAACGCCTTCACTGTATTGTTCGAGTTCTGGTTTTTCTTCCGGTTTCTCTTCGGGTTTTTCTTCGGGTTTTTCTTCTGCCTTAACTTCAGGTTCCTGTTCCGTGGTTCGTGGCTCATGGACCTTTTCTTCTGTTTCTTTTACCGATTCTTCTACCGGTTTAAGCTCTTCTTCTTTTTCTTCTTTGATTTCGACATCCGCGCCTGGGCCGGTTGTATCGATATCAACTGTTTTTTCTTCTGGCATAGTTCCTCCTATGGTTAATTATGATGAAGGACGGATTCAGGATCTTGTATCGTTCCTAAAACTTCGTCATCATTCAAGATGCGTACTTCTCCGCCTTCGATGGGTAGTCTTGATCCTGCGTAACGTGCAAAAATAACCCAATCACCCTTCTTGCACCACGGTCCCGTTGGAAACTTTTCTCTATCGTGATAGGCCAACGGACCCATCTTGAGTACATAACCGCAATTCGTCCCGACACGTAATTTGTCGAGAGATTCTTGCGCGATTAAAATTCCACCTTTAGTTTTCTCCTTTGGGGTAAAGGGTAAGACTAAAAGTCTCCAGCCGCTAGGAGCGGGAAGCTGGGAGCTTTGTTCTTTGATATTTTCGGGATTTAATGGTTCTTTTTCTTTGTGTTGGTATATTTCTTCTAAAGCATTTTTATGCTTTGGGACTTCCTTGTCCGATGTCGATAACGTTACCTAGTTCATCTTTTTGCTCCTTCTGTTTAAGCAGGTTAGAGATTTCCTGTAGCGTGTACTGATATGTACGAGCTTGTCCTAACATATACTGATATTTCTCCATATTGTCAACACCTCCACTAATCATAGTGTCGCCAATTCTTTGAAGATTATTTTGTAGAATTTTTTGTAACTTAGCAACGATGACTAAGGGATCCACTAGATCATGCCTTTATAATATTTCTCATAGGATGGATTTGATAATTTAACTCCATCATATTCACTTCGAATAGCTTTACCTATATAGCCACCTTCATTAACTTATACTCTTCCACCTTTTTTATATTTCTTTTCCCATCGCTGTGCGATTTTTGGAAGGTTCGCATGCATGTAGCGTCTTTGTTTCTCTGATTTAAATGGCATTATACTTAATCTTTAAGCTTCTGTTTCATTTTTTTAGCCCAGTTCATAACTCTTCGTGCTGAAGCCGCTTCACTTAATTCTTTCGCTACTTTAGGCACAACTCCAGTAACAGCTTCTACGCCACCTTTTTTTTCTTTGATAGCGCCCCATACTGTTTTGGCTACTTTATCTTTCCAACCCATTATTTCTTGACGCTTTTACCGCCCTTATAACCAAGCGGTCTAACAGGTGCACGTGCACCACCTATACCACCTGCCATACCTACACCACCTAATGGTCTATTTAATCCACCACCAAATTGTTTACCTGTTCGGCCACCTTTAGCTTTTTTAGCTCTAGGTCTGTTTCCATAGTCGTTTCTCATTTTTTCTCCTTATTGTTATTTATTCCACCTCTGAATATTTGTGTACCCTTTATACCAAAAATACTCGCACATACAAGTATCCATAAATTTGTAAACCATGACGGCAATGCCGCAAAATGTTCAAAGAAGGAATTTATCTTGACCATCGCAGCCGGATCATCTGACCAGACCCCCCAGGCAAGCACAATTATGGGCAGTGTAAGAATTCCCAAAACAATCTCGTCCTTATAATCATTTTGCCGAGCTTCTAAAAGTTTGCCCTGGTAAGTTTCCTCACCGCTGGCCATTTTCTGCGCGTGCATATGCTGCGCATCAGCCATAGCCATTTTTGTCTCTTGACGCTTTTTATAAATATGACTTCCAGCGTTAAGAGCTAATTTGATAGCACTAAACCACATATTAGAACCAAGTAACTTTATACGGTGTTTTTTGCTTTGCTGGAACAGAGTTTTTATCACCTGTAGCAATATAGTTTTTTCCCCTGATACTAGTTTCAGATCTAGGATCAACTATCTTTGTTTGCTCAGGAATCTTAACTTCTGTAGCTTTTTTATAATTCCATGCCATAATATCCTCCTTTTATAATATTTTTGTTAATTTGGGAAATCATTTTATCTAGAACTTCCATTTCCCTTCGGTTTCATTCTTGCAAGTGTCAATCTATTCTCATTTGCCATTTCTTGCTTCTCAATTGAAGTATCAGCTCTTAATTCTGCTAATTCTTCGTTTTGTTCAAGCTTATCTTCAGTAATATCTCTATTTTGAACTATTTTTGCTTGATCAATTTCAGTTTTTTTCTGCATTTCCTGTTTTTTACGTTCATTTTCCATTGCTCTTAAATCAACTTCTCTAGATTTAAGTTTAAGAAGTGGATCATGATCAAATTGTGAAGTAATTTTCTTCTCTTCCTTCATAAAGTCTTCAGTCATTTCTGCAATTAACACTGCTTTTCTTGCCTCAATGTTTTGTGTCATCTCTTGCACCTGTTGTTGTGCTTGTGGATTCTGTGCTGCTTGCTGTGCAAGCATTTGTAATTGTTGCATTTGTTCTCTGAACTCTAATTGTACCTGTTCTTGAGCCATTAGACTAATATGCTCTAAAATATTTTTTTGTAAAGCAGCCATAACCGCTGGATTGTTTCTAACCATGTTAGTTGACATAAAATTTAACTGCGCTGTAACGTGCGCTCTATGGTCTTGACCAGGAAATGCCTGAAAAGGCTTTCCTCCCAATGCATCAATATGTTCTAACGATGGATCTTTAGGAGCATTGGGTGCTGGTGGTGGTAAAATTCTATCTATATCTTTTATTCCTAGCGCTTCGTACATTTTTCTAAATGCTATATACAAATTATGCATTTGTGGATTAGACATTGCTAATTGCAATCCAGTTTGTGCCAATGTCAATCTTTGTGACATTGAAAAAATGTTTGGATCAGCAATAGGTAGAATATCTACCTTTTCATCAAAATCAGCTACTTTAATATTTCTTTGTCCACCTACAACATCGTATGGATATTCGGGCGGTAGATACTGAGCAAAAACTTTTGCTAGTAATTTAAATTCTTTTCTTAGGGCTGAGTATACTCTTTTATGGATTGCTGACATTACCCTTGAACCACGTTCTAAAAGAGCTACGGTCGTCCCAACGGCTGCGCCTTGGTTCCCGTCCCCGACCTGCATATCAGCAATCGATGCAAATCTTTGTCCTGCTTGAACAACAATTCCCATCAACTGTAATAAAGTAGCCGAAGGTTCTTTATAAGGAAGAGGAAAGAAAGCTTCTTTCAAACTTCCACCGGGAGCATCCACATCTCTGAACTCTCCAGGTTGTAAAGGTTGTGCATCATCTCTAACCCGAATGCCTCTCATTTTAAATCCAGCAGGAAGATTGGATAACGTTCCTGCATCCAGTAATTGGCGGAGAGCGACCGTTGCGGTACGACTCAAACCGCCAATCATGTGTATAAGTCCAAAACCGTAGAATCCTAATCCTGGCAGGAATTTAAAATGAACAAAGTAGTGGACTTTCTTTTTAAGTGGATCACTTGGTTGATAATTTCTTCTAATGGATAAAATTTGTCTAGAACCAGATTCTAAAGTAACAATGTAAGGTAATTTAATTCCGGTTGGTTCTCCATCCTCACCCACATCTTCAAAACCTTCTAAATCTAAATTAATATGACATTCTAAAATAGTATA